ATGGCTGACCCTATTGCGACAGTTTTGTCGCACTTAACTAACCTTGTAACCTTCAGGTCATCTTTAAGGCTACTTATCATTGCTGGTTCGATAATTTGCTGCTGGGTGTTTATCGAGCCAAAACTTAGTCCTTTCAAGTTGCCAAATGAATTATCGTTAACATTAATAACTGTAATAGGATTCTCATTTGGCGCTTTATTATCTGCCACCTTGTTTAACTCATTAGATTTGGTAATAAAATTTGCGACAAAGAAAATCGACTTAAGAAATAAACAACGTGAAATCCAAAAAGAAGAAGAAACTAGAAAAGCGAATGAACATCAAAAAGTAGAATTGTTTAAGAAAAGTTTCAACGATTACTCACTGGATGCTAAAGAAATACTACTAAAATTAAAGGATAATGATTGCACCATTGAGTCAGGTACAACTGTCGGGGAAGCACACAATAATGCCCTCTTGGGGCTTCTAGAAAATAAAATAATACTACCACAGCATAGACTGGATAAAAGGCACACTTATTGCACAATCAACCCATTGTATAAAGATGCTATAATTCAAGCATTTGACGAAAAACACCGAAAGGAAGTCGATGAAGTCTTTTCTTTAGAATCTAACGATTTGAATATGCTTTTGAAAAAATTCAGCAACAAAACTTACGAAGATAATCATGTTTTCAATATTGTCCACAGCATTTATCGGAATAGATACAATTATATGCCTGTCATAAAGCATGAGTTTTATGACGAGGGTGATTTCATTGAAAACTGCAATATTCAATTTTATGTTTCCGATCCTCACTACCCATTTGTTTGCGAAAAATTAGGTTCGGAAATTAGGGGTTACATTTTAGGAAACTATAATGAAGAAGTGGTTAGAAAAAGACGTGGGTGACGAGACATTAGAGTTTAGACGTCCCCTTGTTTGATTACTAACTCCGTTCCATTTTATTTCATTTTTGATAGAAGCAGTACTCGTGCACAAACCCGCACCAGCACTACCTCAAAGAGGTCAGGCATGAATTATTAATACATCATGCGCTTATCATCAAAGGTGAGCAAAAAACAAAAAAACCATTACATTTCTGATAGTTAAGAAATTTCAAAGATTTTATTTTGATCCTAATAACTGAAAAACACTGAAATTCTTTTCAATCTTTTCAGTTCGGGTTTTACGCAAAGCCGCCAGCACTGGCGCGGTCTGGCGGTCTGGTTTGTAGAAAAATAAAACTGAAAAATTTTTATGATCCAAAAACCGCAGGCGGGTGCGGTGTAGTGCGATTTTGGTCTGCGAAAGATTTTTTTTGCCGTGCTGTGACGCGCCAGCGCCCCGCTGTGGACACGATCTGTTTTAAGGGTGGCTCTGAGTGTGCGAAAAGGCTGAACGCGCCAGAGCGCCGCTGACAGCGCGTAGCGATAGCCGCTTAAGAGGTAAGAAAAGAGATATCCCCGCCAGGGGATGAAGGACATAAAAAACCCGCTTTCGCGGGTTATGTTCTGGACTGGTTTACTTGCCAATCACCGGGGAGTATTTGCCGTTCAGCGTGTCCGCTTTCGCTCCGGTGTTCCGGATTGCTCCCGCGTTGGTCGGTGCTCCCGTATTGCTGTGCGTGTGGCTTGCCGTTTGCTCTGCCAGCTCTTTAACCACGTCGAGCGTGTCCAGCATCAGCTGTGCCACATTGATAGTGCCAGAGCCAATCCACACCACAGGGGCAATAATCTGCTGTTGCACGGCCGCCACACTTTTACGTATCTGGCCAATTTTCTCAATCAGGTCTTTACCCGTTGTGACTGTCTGGCTCCCGGCTATGTCTGTTTCATCATTGCCGCCGATACTCGCCACGCGGTTATTCACAGCCTGGCTGTAATCCCCCGTGCACACCTGCTGAATGGCTCCGGCCAGCAATGTGGATGTGCCCAGCACGGTAATTTTATCCGTGGCCTTAACTGTGGTTTCTCTGCTGACCAGCTCGCGCTGTTCTGTATCGGCCTTAACCACCCGCGCCATTGAGGTTTCACTGATCGTCTGGTCTGTCTGCCTCACCCAGTCCCCCGCCTGGGTGACGCGCTGCGACACTTCCGCGCGCTGCTGTTGCAGCTGTTCGCCAGGCTGGATATCCGGGAGGCTGGTTCCGTCCGGCACGGTCTGCCGTACAAAAGGCTTATCCGGCCGTCCGCCAGTAAAAGCAATTTCGACCAGCGTCCCTTCAGGCGGAAACTGGAACATCCCCGAATCATTACCCGCCATAGGAACCGGCAGCGGAACGGCGGAATAAACAGGTGTGTCTTTTTCCGGGTTGCCGTCCGCGTCCAGCAGCTGCACGTCAACCGCATAGCGGGGACGGAACGGATCGGAGAAATTGCCGCTTTTCACTGCCTCAACGGGATTCATCACACGGCCAAACTTTGGCAAATGCATCCCGGATGCCAGCTCCGGATAATGGCTTTCAATCTGACGCTGAACGGGTGTTTTTTGCAGTGGCTTACCCGTCGCACGGTTGCGGGGTGTCCAGGTGACAGCCATCGTGTCATTTTGCAGGTGGACTTTTGTCACCCGTTCCCCATTCAGCTCAACGCCGGGGCGCAGACTCTGCACCAGGGGAAGCGTCATTGAGTTCCCCCCGGCCGCCCCCTGATTAAATTCATGTGGGATCTCAATCGGGCGACCAGCAAACAGGGCTTTTTCCGCGCCGCCAACATATACCGCGCCGTCCGGCAGCTGATACCAGACGTAATCCGTAATGCCGAAAGCCTTTCCGAGATTATCCAGCAGCTGATACCCCGTCCCGCTGTGGGTGAAATGTGGGATCGGACGGTCTGAATATTCTGCATCCGGCACGCTGAAGGTCAGGCCGCTGTGCTCTGTAAGCCAGCTGGCCACATCGCGCAGCGTGGGGTGCTGAAACGAACATGGCCAGAGGCGTTCAAATACGCCGACCAGCTCACGAACAAAGAGACGCTGAAAGCCGTTTTCCGCAGGTTGCGAGCGTTCCACGTACCCGGTAAACCAGCGCAACACCAGATCGGTGTAACCCACATCGAGACGCACCAGCTTCCCCGTATAGTCCTGCGTTGTTCCGGCCGTAATAAACCCCCGGCCGCAGCTGTTCAGCTCCAGCACCAGGCTGGCATCAGCCAGGTGAATTTCATCCGTTGAAAGATATAAACGTTTAATCGGTTTCATGTTTATGCCAGTGCGTCATTTACGGGCTTGAGTACGTTGCTTTCAAACCACGTCAGTTTTTCTTCATCCTCACCAGCGGCCTGGCCACCGTTCTGGCCTCCGCCGCTTCCCGCCGTTTGCTTCACGGCTTTGGTTTTGCCGCTTGCCCTGGCCTCGCGTTTTTCCTGCACGCTGACATGTTCGGTCAGGGTGAACGTAACCAGCCATGACATGCGCCCGTCCTGTGGCGGCGCGTCCAGTGTTCCGGTAAAAATCGCCTCACGGAAATTCACCGCACGCGCCGCCTCATGAGCAACGCGGTATTTCTGGCGCTGGCCGCTGGCCTCCGTCGCGCTGGCCAGCTCAAAGATACGGCGCAGGATCTCCGGATTTTTATACGGAATTTCGCCGGACACGCGCAGCTCCTTGCCTTTGATGCCCTGCTCGGATTTCGTGGTTGCACTCGTCTGGCCGGACTGGTCTTTGTCCTGGAATTGCTGCGATACGGTCACGCGCATGTTCTTCAGCAGAATGGCTTCACCGTTAAGCGCCAGTGTCGGGTTCGAGGTCATGTATCATTCCTTTTATGCCGTCGAGATTGTCGCCAACCAGCATCATGGCGGCGGTGTACACAGAGGACTGAAGCGGGATCCCTTTTACCAGCTCCAGAAGCGTGGACGGCAGATCGCCGCTGGCAGTAAACACCCATGCCCTGGCGCTTTTTCCCTGCAAATCCGCTAATCCGCTGGCAATGCCAGAAATCAGGCTCTCGCGCTGCTGTTTAAAATCCCCCATCAGCTTTTTTACGCCCGTCAAATCCGCGACGGCTGCGGCCTCCTGCTGGGCTTTCTTCACCGCTGCGGCCGCCAGAGCAGTGCGGCTTGTAGGCACAGAAAGCGGGATCGACGCGGGCAAACTCTGACTGTATTTCGCCGGAATTTGCATCTTCTCCGCAGCCAGCTGCGCGGCGGACTGCGCCAGCCTCCGCACCTGGGTAAATGCCGGGCTGGGGAATACATCCACAAGCTTGTTCAGGCTGGCCATAAAGCTGTCATGCGTCTGGCCAGAAACCATCATGATCACGATATCCGCCGCCCCGCCCGTTCCGGCCAGCTTGTCAGCCAGGTAATTGATAGCGTTAACCGGGCTGAGATACGCGCCGTTTTCTGTCTGTTGCCCTACCCCGTACACCCAGGGATGTACCGGGATAACGGAACAATTCAGCGCAGCCACGGAATCACTGAACGCAATTCGTGCTTCACGCCACATTATCAGGCACCTCTGGCCACTCAATTTCCGGCGCTAAACTGGTATCAATACGATTAAGCAGCACACGGTATTTTGTCCATTCAGACAGTAAAGCGGCCTCCCTATCTGTGGCCATATCTAAATCCACCGCGCCCTGTAAAATGCTGACAATTTCGGTGGCTTCTTTCTGACGCTGTTTTTTTTCATCAATTGCATGTGATACCGCAGCGGCTCGCTCAGCATCAGAATCTTTAATCCATTTATTATCGTCCCAGCGCATGTAATCGCCTTCCGGTGCAATAGTCGTCACATCAGAAGGTAATTCACCTAACCCGGTAATAAATATCTGCTGGCCATTTTTCTTGCTGTATACCGTATCATTACGATGGTCCTCATAAAGCGACCATTTTTTTCCGTTAAATACAGCAGCCATACCCGGTGCGATATCAGGCGGCGCAATATCTGTGCAGTCAGCTGGTAATCCCGTCCCGGCCGGAATATAAGCATCACCCGCACCGATAAATTCAAGGGTATCTGCTCGCAGGTTATAAATTCGAATTGTTCGGTCTTTATCAGAAAATTTAAAAGTCATTATGCAAGTCTCACAATGTAATTAAAGGCGATGTTTTTAACGGTGTTCTCAGCATTACCAGCTGCGGAAACAGTGATGGTGTGTGTATGTGCTCCCATAACTACTGAATGTGAGTGCGATCCGATGCCCACCGTATGAGTATGTGAGCCAATAGCTACGGTGTGGGAGTGCGCGCCAGAACTGGCGGCCGTACCACTTACCGTGTGCGTGTGCGCCCCGGCTGCTACGGTTGAAGTGCTGTTATCTTCATACCCGTTTTTCTGATACGCGTTACGGTCGATATAACGGTTATTACCACCACCACCGTCCCTCCATGCTCGCTGGGCGTGACTATGGTTTCCCGCAGATGCTGCTGTGCCGGAAACGCTGTGTGTATGTGCCCCGGTGCTGTTTGATGTTTTCGTCCCGTAATCAAATGCGCTGGTTGTTTTCGTACCGTAGTCAAAAGCGCTGGTATTTTTCGTACCCAGATCGGTAGAGGAAGCAGAAGCACCATGGGTATGCGATTTAATACCGTCCTGCTCCTGTGACAGCACCGCCCTTCCGCTGGCAGGTTTACCCTTAATCGTCCAGCCCCGCATATCGGGAATGATGCCTGAAGGATAGGCCGCCGCAAGGAGTGGATAAGCCGTTTTATCAAAGGCTTGTCCCGCCATAATTGCATATCCGTATGGCGCTGTGTCGGACGGCCATGGAATAGGGGCACCAACAGGAAACGAATCATCAGGCGTCCAGACAGTCCAGGCACCTGTTGAATACTGGCTACGGGTATAACTTCTGGAACTGTTATAAACCCTGTAAACCTGCGTTACTCCGGCATTTTTATAAACAAGCAGCGTTCCGGCGTTATTTTCTGGGTAGTGCCTTGCGGCTGACGTATTGGCGTTCGCTGGTTGATAATATATTCCCGGCGTTTTTAGTGTATCCAGATCCTCGGACGAAAGCCCAATAGCCTGGCCGTTGAAAATATCCTGTGCCGTCACGTTTACGTCGTTTGTCAGCACATGGCCATTGACCTTGCGCCCGCTAGGTACTGCACCTACGTCCGCAGCACTGGGTTTATTCTTGTCGGTATAAAAATATTGATAATTCTTTGTGGTTCCACTGTCCCAGCGAACTGCAATTTTATCCGTGTAGCTGGACGGAATAATCAGATGTCTGTCGTCCCTCTTTCCACCTCCGTCCTGTAGCAGCGTAATAGTGTGAGCGTACGGACCACCATCAACAGCATGCGTCCAGAAGCCAGACGGTAATCCGGCTGGAATATTGTCATAACTGTTTGACCCGGCTACGGCTGTCCGTGGGGCTGTACCACCAAGCCCCCCATAGCCAACAGTCAATACTCTGCCCGCTGTAGTATCGGTCTGGGAAGTGACAACATCTTTCCCGGACGCTGTCCCGAGGGTGTTTTTTACTTTCTCCAGTGCATCACTTACCGCCTTAACAGCTTTAGGCGTGGCGGCAAGAGATTCAGACGTGCTATCCGTCGCACTGCTGAGCTGGGTAAACCCTTTGGCTGTTGTCGTTGCGTCCGGGTGATTACGTGACTGTTCATGTTTTTTCAGCGCATCACTGGCGGCCTGTTCGTTAAGCGTCCCCTTTGGCCGCAGATCGGTAATATTGCCGTTTGCATCAATACTGGCCACGGCAAAAACATAGTGCTGTACGCCATTTTGTACGTAATCAACCAGGTCAGCCGCCACGGTGATTTTACTGGCCACGCCCCAGGCGCTGGTCAGCGTTCCTGTCCACGCTACGTCCAGCCAGACTTTTACGGGTTTTGTCGTTACCGTAATGTTCTGGTTAGCGGCCAGCTGGGCGCGCAAACCGCGCGCATAACCCGTCCCGGCCGTCACAAAATACTGCGAGCCGTTTTTTGCGACAAGCCAGCCATTCCCCATGAAAGCCGCTGCGCCGTACAGGTCAATATTTTCCAGGCGCTGACGTTCATCCATCCCGGCCATACGGGCGGTGAAGTCAATCTGCCAGGTCTCCGCTGGCGTGTTGATTCCGGTTTCAGCCTGCGCGCCGTTGTACTCCATCAAAAAAGAACGGGTGAGCACATTACCCTGCTGGCCATCTTTTGTTTTCAGCTTCTGCTGTAGCGGCGCATGTACAATCATGGCCAGCGTGTTGCTTGCCTTGTTAATCAGGCCTATCCAGTTAAACGAGAAATCACCCACTTCCGCGCCCAGTACAACGGAGTGAACCACGGCATTTTCATTAACCACGCCTTTACGGCTGACGGCCTGACGGTGAACGATTTGCGCGGAAGGTGGCAGCGTTTCACTGCGGTCGATGGGCTTACTGGCATCCAGCCCCGGCACGTTGGCAAACACAAATTCATCCAGCAGAACGGATTCACCCGTTACCGCCTGGCTGGCTTTCCACTGCTCAAAGGCCAGTGTGATAGCTGTCTGTGACATAAATTCTCCCTATAAACTCGCGCTAAACGTTGCGCCGCTGGCTTCCGTGCTGTTCAGCCGTGCCGGATAAACCACATATTCCCCTTGATCCCATCCCGCCCGGATAGCCAGGCTTTCAGACGTAATCACTTCAAACTGATAACGGCGGCAGGTTCGCCCGTACTGCCGGATTATCTGAATCATCAGCTGCGTGTTGTCCGCAATCTGACTGTCCGTGACGCGCACCATGATCACGTCCCAGTCAATGTCCGGCTGGCGTTCAACCAGCTCAACGTAACCAATCCCCAGACGCTCAAAAATATTAATGAACCCCTCAACCGAACCCGCATCACGCGCGTTGATGAAGGCATAGGCCACGCGCTTGCGGAACAGGCTCAGCGGTTCGCCACTGAAACGGCTTATGTCACGGTCATACGCGATTAAATTGAGTACCGGTTCAATGCAGGTCAGCGGATCAAACTGACGTAATGGCCATGTGATCCAACTGTACACCTCAGCCCAGTACGTCCGAGCCGTGCGCAACAAAGCCAGTGGCTCACCTTTATTCATCCAGGACGGCAGCGCCATGCTGGCCAGTTTCTTCAGAAAATCAGTCATCCTTCAGGCTCACCGTTAAGGAGTTAAGGCGCGGTACGCTCAGTTCGCTGGTGATATCCTTCAGCGAAAACTCGATGGAATCCGAATCCGGGAAGGTTTTGTGCACCTCGCGCCCCAGCTGCGAAAACGAAAAGCGGGAATATGGCCATGTTTTTTTCACGTCATAATCCGTGTTTTCCCTGAAGGCGCAGCGGATCAGGTTTTCAATCCCTTTCCTCAGCGTGTCCTGCTGCTCAGCTTCAAGATTGCTCAGGTTTCTGACATACACCGTCACACTCAGATCGTGGCGGGTTTCCGGCATGGCAAAACACTGCATATCGTCCCCATGCCCGTGGTGGCCTTGCGTGTTGATGTAGTCATTAACCGCTTCAATGAACGGCTCAGACGTGACCCCGCTATCCAGCAACAGATACGCGTTCGCTGTACCCGGACCACGTGGCGCGTCATGCAGAAAGAAAATCCGGTCAATACTCAGTCCGGCCACGCTCGCAATCATCGAACGGTAAACCGCGTCCGTGTGGTAGTTCCCCACCAGGTTGAACTGGTTCCGGCAGCGCTCGCGCAGCTCGTCATCACTTTCTTCATCCGCGCCCGGCACGGTCAGCCAGTCCTCTTCACTGGCCACATGGCTGATACCGTCCACGGCCACGGGCAAAATGCGGTAATAGCCCGGCGCAAGGTTGTACGCCCCGCCCGTTCCGGTGGCTTTGACGGCCAGCAAAGCGCTTGCCGTGCCGGACGGGATCACCACGTCAGCGACCGTGGCCATGGCGTAAACCTTGCCGTTAATCCTTTCGGTCTGGACTACCGTTCCCGCCACCACGGTGACGGCCTGTTTTGAATCTTCCTTGTAAAAGCGGATCACACCTTCCGCAGCGCTGGCAGGTTTAGCCGTGACATTCACCGCCCAGGCCAGCAGACGCAGCATCTGCCCTCCCGCTGTGGCCACAAACATATTGGCCATGACAACCGAAACCAGCGCATCTTTCAGCCACATCACTGGCGCGGTCACAATGGCGGTAATGAGCCGCCAGAATGGAGACATGCGCGACGTGTTGGTAATCAGTCCTTCCTCTGCGGCGATGGCGTTGAAGCGGGTGCGCACCGCCTCTTCCGTAACGGGCATCCCGCTGGACTTCACCACCTCTTCAAAATCAACCTGCGGTTTTTCCGTCATAGCTCCACCTGTGCCGATATTCCGCCAAAGTCATACGTGCTCGCCGTCACCCATAACCGCTTCTGGCTTTCCTCGCTCACATCCACCGTACCCGGCACGATGCGTTCATCCTCTTCAATCAGCAGTTCCAGCTGCGTGAAGATATCCGCGCGTAAAGTCGGGCTGCGTTCGCCAACCAGCTGCGTGGCCAGACCACTTTCCAGAATGCTGTGAATAATGTCCTGACCGATGCTTTTGCGGTTATTGCATAGCTCAGGCTCTTTTCCGGTATTCAGAACAAAATTACCGTTTTCAATCAGCAGATCGATGTAAAGCAAATCACTCATGGGTTTAGCTCCTGCCACTCCTGCAACTGTCCCGGTGAAAGTGTTTCTTTTGGATAGATATTCACCGTGTCAATTTTGCGGCTGTTGTCCGTAACAGATTTTGAATTGCTGTTTATGGTTTTACTGATCCCGCCACGCTCAACGCCTTTAAGCTCCCCGCCTGTTAAAAGCACACTGGGGGCAATTGCTGGCGGTGGCTCCGGTAATAACGTGTTTTGCGTTAACTGCTGTGTAATATTCCCGCCATACTCAACCTGTTTTAGCTCAGGTGAAGTAATCGCAGACTGTTCAACCTGTTTTATTTCAGGTGAAGCAATCGCAGACTGTTCAACTTGTTTAGGGTTGAAAGGGATTCCCTTATTTGCTCCCGAACCTGATTCAGCAGCCAGGGAAATATCCACGCCCGGAATTTTATTCAGCTTTTCAATAATCCAGTTGTACGTTCCGGTAAATGAACCTTTCAGGGTGTCCCACAATTTCCCGAAAACACCACCGATCACTTTGGCCATTTTTTCAAATGACGCGACAGGGGAATTAATATCAAAGGCGTTAACCACATCACCCCAGCCCTCAATAACGATCCCGAACATCTCGATGACCGTCTGGATGGAACGATAAACCAGCTCAAACGGAGTCAGAACAAGGCCAACCGCCCCCGCCACCACACGGCCAAAGGTTTCCCCTGCGCTGGTCACGCCAGCCAGTTTTTCCCCGGTCATTTGCACCGGGGAAAGCAGGTTGCCAAACCAGCCAAACAGCGTTTTCACACCATTCCAGACCCAGCCCACCGCCGTGGCGATGCCACTGAACAGCCCTTTAAACGGAGTCAGTGCGCCACTGGCCTGGCTGAACCCACTGATAAAACCGCTGACGAACGCCTTGATCGGTTGCCAGAACTTAATGACCGCCAGCACCACGCCAGCAATGGCCAGGGCAACGGCCGCAATCGGGGCAATCATCAGTAAAAACGAGGCAGACCCCATACGGGCGGCAATGCTGGCGGCCAGCAGTGCGGCACGCAAACCCCGCAATCCGGCAGTAAACAGCTGCGTAACGGCGTTACTGGCGAGCATTGCCAGGCGATTGAATCCCAGCAGTCTGGCCACGGGTGCCAGCACCTTCGTCATGCCCATCATCACAAACGTACTCACGCCCATCACGATATTGGCTACAGCACCCACGGCGGCAAAACTCAGCAGCGCTAACGCGGCATACCCCACCACCCGCGCGATGTTTGGAAACAGCTGCATCCACCGGGCAAAGGTCTGCCCCATATCTGCCAGGCGATTCAGTAGCGGATACAGCACAGGGATCAGCGTCAGGCCAATGACGGTTTTAATGGCCGTCAGAATGGCAATAAAGCGATCCCACGGTTTCACCATTCTGGCCGCCATTTCCTGGGTACGTTTCAGCCCGTCAGCGCCGCCCAGTTCGGTGATATTCCGCTGAAGTAGCGCCACGTTGCCATACAGCTGCTTAACCACCGCTGAACTGTCCCCAAAGGCTTCATCCAGCTCCGCCTGTGCCTTCAGGTTCCCTTCCAGGCTCTTGCCATATTTGCCCTGTAGCTTTGCCAGCATTTCAGGCATGGACAGCATTTTTCCGGTAGCGTCAGTGAAGGACAGCCCCAGCTTTTTAGCGCCATCGATCGCGCCCGTCATAAAGCCTTCATAGGCGCTGCTCGCTTCCGTTCCCAGCGTGCGGCTCAGTTGCCCCAGGACGGCCAGCTGTTCATCCAGCCCGACACCGTAGTTGGTTCCCACGCCGCGCGCGCCTTCCATCAGGTCTTTGATAGTGCCCATTTCCGCGCCGAACGTCTTGCGCATGTAAACCATCTTTCCGGCCAGCTGTTCAGCGAACTGCACTTTACCCAGGCGGGCGGCATCAGAGGAAAAGTTGCCGAACATCTGCCCCATAAATTCCGACGTTTCCGCCGCGGTTGATTTCATGGCAAACGCCAGGACGTTGGCGACTTTGGTCACTTTCGGCAGTTCATTCCCGGTCAGCCCGGCGATGGCCGCATTAATTGATTCAGTGGACTGAACAAACTCCACGGCGCTGGCGCCGTATGTCGTGCTGAACATGAGCGCATCGCGCCGGACGGTGTTTAGCGCAGAATCGTCGATACCTTTTGCTGCCGCCTCGTTCAGTGCGTCATACATTTCTATGGCCGGGGACAATGCGCCTTTGATGGCCATGCCCGTTCCGGCCAGCGCCAGCACGCCGCCGCCAATCTTCGTAAACGCTGCCGCTGATTTTTCCGCAAAGCCGGTCACATTGTTCTGCACCTGTTTTAAAGGGCGGGACAATTTATCGATTAGGCTTAATGTAAAATCTAACTGTTTCATTCATCGCCTTTAAAAGCAGTGCTTATTCCGTTTGCAACAGCAATACGCATATTTTCCCACTGACGATTATCCAGCCAGACAGCGGCGGCGATATCGTCAATGGAATCTTCCCCGTGGGGTAAATAGTGGCGGCGTAAAATTAAATACTGATCGAGTCCGTTTCTTTCAATAGCCCGGACTCGCTTTGTCAGTTTTTTACTTCAATTTCCAGCTCAGGCGCGTAAATTTCATTTACCTTGCCAGCCAACTGCAATGCTGCACCCGGACGTTTTAAAAGCTCGGCCAGCGTGTCTTTACTTTCCGGCTCTACAATACGGTTTAAATAGTTATGCGCCGGGGCAACCTTGTTATCCATCGCCATTTCATTAATAAATTTGTTATAGGCGGTCTGGTTAGGCGCGAAAACAATTTCTTTACCACATACAACCAGATTAATTTTCTGTTCCATTTAATACACTCTCTCGTTTGTTTATTTCATCTATCAGCGCGTTATGACGTGCTGCACACACAGAATATAAATCCTGATATTCAATAGCAGGGGCAGCAATATCCGCCCCGGTATTACCTTTAATGCGCGGAAGATTTTCCGTTGGGCATTTGCGCTTCAGGTTTTCCTGATAAGGTACGCTCGGTATTTTCGACGGTTGCGTTATACATCCGGATAAAATCATCAGACACGCAAATGTTAGTGAAAACCGGCTTAAGAATTTCCGTCCTGATTTCCTTCGGTCTGCCACTCTCCAGCGCCTCCAGCTTATCTTCCAGCCCCCTGGCGGATTCGCTGGCAATCTCCAGCATCGCCTTTTGAGACTTGTTACCCGCAACCTGTGCGGCGGAGTTGATCGCCAGCTCCAGACTGTCACGCCGCCAGTCAGCGGTCAGCCAGCCCCAGACAAACGCCAGCGCAACCACTACCAGCCACTGGCCGTTTGTCATCAGCGCACCCCGTTATGCTCCAGACTGAAGTGATTACCGTCCGGACGGGATTTAAAGCGGCCGCCCCACGTACCGCCCAGCGATTCCCAGTATTCACCCAGCGGGAGATAATCAGCGGTGTCTGTTTTGTACTGGCCATTCACGAACAGATTAAAGTCCACGGCCAGGCGCTGGGTATGCAGACTGTTGGTGATACCGCTGCCCTTTTTAGCGTTCAGCGCGGCCTGTTCCGGCGTGCGGTATGCCTCGCCAAACGTCAGACGATAGCCGTGCTCTTCAGCCCAGTGGATCAGATTGCCCACCATCACGGTAAACAGCTGCTGCTTTTCACTTAACGTCATAATTTGCCCGCCCCTGCGTTAATCCCTTTACGTTTGAGCCAAAGCTCAACCCCCTGAAGCCCGGCCAGCCCCAGCGCTGAACCAATCCCCAGCAGCGCCAGCGGGTGTAGTTCCGGAACCAGATACAGCGCCGAACCCGCCGCCACAGAAAGCGCACTCCCGACAATTACGCGCCCGATGGCCAGCCGTGCCGTAACAGGCTCATTGCTGGACAGTAGCTTACCCAGCGCGATAAGCGCCCCCATAACCGCCAGCGTCAGAGCGCCTTTTTCGTACTCCTGCATCCCTGCCCCTTAACCGATCAGGTTTTCCGTGGCTTCCGCTTCCAGATACGGAACGCCGTTGATGTTTACGAACTTTGGACTGGTCACAAAGTATTTGATTTTGTGCGTGGCCACGCTGCCACCCTTCGGATCGATATCCAGCAGGTTACTCAGCTGAAGTTTGCAGCCGAACGTTTCCACCTTGACTTCCTCATTACCGGCTTTGGCATAGAAGAGGAAATCCACAGGTTCAATACCGCGCCAGGAACCTGCTGATCGTGCTTTTGCCGTCAGCACGCTCAGCACTTTGGAACTGACTTCAATTTCACCCTCTGCGGCCACATCGCCATCAACGTGGCCATCCGGCACGCCACGGGTCTGCGCGGCGGCGCTGTTGTCCGTGATATCGAGAGAAATTTTCTCGATGTGGATCAGATCGCCGTCAACGTATGAATCAAACGACATCCCCGAAATACGCTTACTCATGCGGCGGCCTCCAGGCTGGCATCCAGTAACAGACTAATGGTGATTTGCAGCGGCACTTCCCAGGTGCGCACCACAATGTAAATCTCCACCGCCTTTTTGTTCTTCCAGACAATGGACACATCACCATCCTGCGGCGGCTTCACTTCGCCGGGGAACGAAACCCCGTTGATGTTTGCTGCCGTGGACATTTCACGCAGCGGCTTTGCAAACAGCGTCTGGTGTGCGGCAATGCTGCCCGGTGTGCTGTTAAGCGAACGGTCTGCAATTTTTCCGATGGCCAGCAGACGCACCCGGCGTGCGGCTTTATCAGCCACGCGCAGCGTCTCGATGGACTGATAATCGCCCCCTTCCACGTCCAGCGTGCGGCCGTCTGACCAGTAGAACCCGTCATAGTCCGGATACCACATCGGCACGCTGAAGCGCTGCGCCTCCAGCGCCTGAAGCGTGGCCAGCTCCAGCACCGCCCCTGTGCCATCCAGCGGCAGTTCATCGCTGCCCAGGCTGACAAGTGCCCCCGTTTTTACGCGCGCCGGGCTGTCCGCCACGGTGACGGCACGGCTGCACAGACGGCCAGCCAGCACGCCCGGTTCATTCCCCCAGAGCCGGGGAACCAGCTGCACCGCTTTTTCCGCGATGCCGTCCTGAAGGGTGGACATACGCGCAAGGTAATCCGCCTGTCCCTCTTCATCCTGCATTCCCTGCGTGGCCAGAATGAACCACACCCAGCGGCCGTATTTAGCGATCAGATCCGCACGCAGCGTAATGGCCTGGTTAATCTCCGCCTTTGTGGAAATGTCATTGCACAGCACCACGCCTTCAACAGAGCACGACACCTGCGCGGACAGCACCGCTTTAACCCACGCATCCGGCTCGCTGTCAGCGGCCAGCACATGGACGAATCCCCACCAGTTCTGGCCAGCATTCGACACTGCCGCAAGCACGTCACTTTTTAACTGGCTGTCACCCTCACCCAGAAGCGCATCAAAATCGCTCTGGGTGTTTACAGCCAGGGTCTTGCCTGAATTTTTGGTTCCCGTACCGATAAACAGCACCGTGCGTTCCACCTCATTGGTTTCACCCAGTAGCTGGTTTACCTGGTTAACGGTCACATTTGGCCAGGTCATGTTCTCCCCCTGATATCCTGCGCATTCACATCCCAGCCAAAGCCGATGGCCTGAAGCTGGCGTGCCAGCGCCTTGTTAAAGTCCTCATCACCCATTCCCAGAAATACGCGGGAAGGAAGATCGATAGTCCAGCTTGTTTTTACGGCCTTGCCGCTTAACTTCCGGATAAGCAACCCCGCCTGTCCGTATGGCATTTCGCTGGTTATTTCCCGGATAGTGGGCTTTTTCCAGCGCTTACCCCGTCGCACCCGGTAGCCCAGCGCACGCAGTTTCTTTGCCTGCGCAGCGGTGGCCATCTTTCCCGCCTGTACCTTTCCCGGCTGGCTGGCGCGACTCACACGAACGCGCATACCGTTCTGCTGTGAATACCCCACGGTGCCAGCGGGTACAGGATTATCCCCGTTCCGGTAGCCGCCACCCTGCAAGTAAATCCGCACGGCCTGAATTTCAGGCATCTCCCGGATATGCAGCAGTTTCGGCATGTTGCGCAGCATCTTCCCTTTGCGCTTCGTTTTGCGCCCTTCCCAGCCTTCCCCGTCCGGCGTTTCCTGGTTCCGCACGTTGCGTTTGGCGGCGGCAATAACGCCATATTTCGCCATTCGCCACAGCAGCCGCTGCCGTTTTTTGGGTGGCAGTTCCATGCTGGACAGTGCCTTTTTCAGCTCCGCCAGCTGGCGCTTGTTAAGCTCCCCTCCGGCAATCACGACGCATAGCCCACAGGCGCACCGGATTCATCCACGCCGTAAACCGTCGCCGTCAGCGCCGTCCAGATCTCCGGCTCAACCAGAGACCAGCGCTTTCCCTGCCAGGGGATTAATCCCTTTTCGTCCTCACGGATCACCAGCTCTTCCGCCATGGGAACCGTCAGGACAATATCGGCGGTTTCTTCATCGGCCACCGACACATCCCATTGCGGATCGGCCTCAGTTACCCCGATTTCGTCCAGCAGTTCCCGGTCTGCCTCATCGAGCCAGGCAGCCATCAGCGACATAAGCAGCTGCGGCGGGCACAGGCGATACGGGAAACGCTCCCAGCTCAGTACCGCGTCATAGCGAATCACCGCCTGGCGGTACTGCCCCAGCCCCAAATCCTTTGCAGCCGGTATGAACTCCATTTCATCCACAACGCTGCCAAAAGCCTTCATCGCACGGGCTGGCACGTTGCTGGTAAAGAACGCCGTCAGGTTTTCAAGCTGTGTCTGGCTCATACTTTCTTCACCGTTGCCCTTTTCAGCCCCTTCATGCGGCGAATCACAACTGACGCCTCTGCCAGCAACCCGGCGCGGGTTTCCGTGCTTTCCTGGCCTGGGTGAGAGTCACGCCGCCCAACGGTGGCAAACTCCCCCAACAGGTCCGCTTTTGCCCTGGCAAAAACCGCCTTCATGTACTGCGCACAGAGGGCGTTTAACTCCCCCATCCGTGCCCCCGGCGCGTCCCCTGCGCTCAGAACCCCTTTCGCCTTCCAGCTGGCTTCCACTTTTTCCAGCTCCGCATTCACCTCCGCCACGGCCGCCAGCAGCGCCTGGGCAACGGTGTCCGCTTCAACATCAGCCGGGATCGCTCGCTGTGCCTGAAAATCCTTCAGGTTCAGGTCTGGCCAGAATCCTTCGTTTTTTAGCGGCTCGTCCTGATAATCAAGCGGCTTTCCACTAAACATGGCTCCCCCGAAAAAATAGGCGGGCTGTCCGGTTTCCACGGCGCAGCTTCACATCGTGTTTCTGCCCTCCACCGCGCCCGCCTGGCTTGCGGTAGTCTTTAACCCTGCGTCAGTTTTCGGATACGTGCGGCGATGGTCTGCCGCTGCGTTTTAACGCCGATTTTCAGGTAATACTGTTCTGCGGTGGCCAGCAGCTGATCAGCTTTCTGAAGTGTTTCCACATCGTCCACACCCGCAGCTGTTTTCTGGCCATCCTCACCGCGCAGCAGCTGCAACCCGGCGAACTTGTACCATTTCGCTGTCACCTGCTCATGCAGCCGCCACCTGGTGGCCACGTTCTCAAACGTGCGTGAAAAATACGGCTCAATGCTTTCCCCGCGCCCCGCAGACTCCTCCGCCCAGGCCAGCATCGTATCGGCCACGAACGTTGGAAAATTGCTGCGCAGCCGTTCCGGTGTAGCCTGTTGCTGGGCAATAGCGATATCAGCCCATTCCAGCGCCTTATCCAGATCGCCCACATCAAACAGCCAGATCACGCACCACGCCAGAACCGGATTGGCATACACCTGACCGCTGGCCAGATACGCTTCCACTGTCGGAAGCCATTTCGGCAGCAGCACATTGCGCTTATGCTCAACGCGATCCGCAATCAGCGGCAGGCTTCGCACCTGTTCCACGTCTGTTTCCAGCGCCTTAATCAGCAGGTGCATGCTTTCCGTGGTGCCAACGGCCAGGCTTTGCTTCAGCTTTTGCTCCATCGCAATGCGCTGGTTATGACGCTGCGCGGGTGAAAGAGACATTGATTAACCCTCCACTGGCTCTGACGGCTTGCCGATGGTCACGGCATTTTCATCAATCGCCGCGTACAGCTCCGGCACTTCAACCGCATAGCCTTCGTTGCGCAGATATTTGTTTTCGAACTGTTTGCGATCCTCCACAAACTCAGCCTTACGCATACGGGTGTTGCGCTGGGTGTAGATGTGCAGGTTTTTCAGCGGAGTAACCACCATGCGTTTACCCGGCATGAACGGCGGAATGATTGCCGGACGGCCAGCAATAGTGCTTCCCAGCATCTGCGCCGCGATTTTCTCCGTTGGGCGATCAGCGGCCTGATACAGTCGGTACTGTTCAGCGGCCACAAGGTCAGCACCTACCAGCACCACCAGGCGCGGGTCATTGCGGAACTGTGCCGGGATTTTGGCGTTAATCAGATCGGAGGCCATCGCATCCAGCGATTTGTAATCCCCCGCTTCATCCAGAACGACCGGATCGGTCATAATCTGATTGCCACCCAACAGCGTTTTCATACGCTCATGCCAGCCAATGTTCACATCTTCGCCGTTCGGGTTAGCTGTAGGGTCAGTGGTTTTAGCGCGGCTCTTCCCGTTGAAACCAATGCGCAGCATATCCAGTGCGAAAGCCTGAGTAGTGAAAGCCTGAACCAGGTTGTAAAACTCGTTTTCGTCTTTGCCAGCATTAGCCCAGACGGATAGCAAATCCCAGCGCAGCGCCGCACAGCTGTCCGTTTCAACCAGCGAATAATCATTACCGTCAACGCCTACCTGACGGACAAAACGGCCGTTCTCACTGCGCCCGGTGTGAAGAACAGATGAACCAACAGAGATCACCTGACCACTCAGCTGGTCAACGTCCAGGCATGTGAGCATGTCCAGGAACTCGACCGACTCCAGCAGCGCCAGACGCAGCGCATTTTCCTGCGGGTCATTCAGGGAAAAATAGCGACTGGTATCACGTGCGCCGAACTGCTGCGCCATTCCAGCCGTATATTTATCTAGTAAATCCCGCCCACGGTTATTAAGGTGCATAAAACTCCCTCGCATTTACGCGATTATTTAACTTGTTTTTACTTTTTTGCTTTTATGCAAATTACAGGAAATTGAATTTCCCGGATTTGGACGGAACCTGGCGCTGTTTGCGCTGACCGCCTTTACTACCCAGATCGTTAAAGCGGTTAACGATTTCTTTTGCGTTGGAACGCAATTCTGCAAACTCTTCCGTGTCTACAACTTCTGCAATGGTATCAACATCACCCTGCATTTCCTGTAGCGTATTTTCAATCGTGGCCAGGCGGCCTTCGATTTCATTCACCGCATTTGCAAGAGCCTGTAATTTATCGTCTCCCTGCGGCGCTTCCTCTGACGGGGACTCTTCTTCAAACTTCGGCTTAATACCAAAATACGACTGCCATTTTTTCTTTGACATTTTTTCTCCCTGCTTAATTTTGCCTTCTGTGGTCAATACACAGCGGTAATAACCTTGTTTAGATAATCTGCGCTCACTGAAACGCATTCGTGTAGTGCCAACACTTGCCGGACGGTTCGTTACTGCCAGGCCTTTAAGGTAAAAACGACCAGTCCCCCGCCAGTCCTCTTCTGGCTCAATAGAAAAGAACAGTAACTGCCCCTCTTCATTTGCATACAGCAGACGTATGTTCGGGCAGAGGCTGACATATAAACGGGCAAGACCATCATCACCATCGCGCCAGGTAGCTTCAAGCACCTCCCCGAAACTGGCTCCAGAATGATCGTGTTCAGGCCAGAGCAATGCTACGTAATGATTAAAGTCATAGGTTTCCCCCATATCTATAATCCATTGCCGTTCAATGACTCTTCCGTCTACCGTATCCCCTTCGGTGGCAACACACAGCCAGTCAGTTTTTAAATGCGACACATATTTCCCCCTCTGTCGATTTACTGTTTACCGTGCTGTGGGTTTGATTATTGCTAATTAAACGCATCCCCGCATCACGCTTTATTCTGAACAGTTCGGTTATAAGCCATTACCGAACAGCCCCGAATTAACCCCACCGTTTTTTCATCATTATCACGGCATAATTAAATCTATGGCTAAATACTCAGACGAATTAAGAGGCGTTGTCCGCGCACTTTACCTGCGCCGCTATACGCCTAAAGAAATTGCATCAGAATTAAATCTGCCGAATGCGCGGATCGTTTACTACTGGGCGGAGAAATATAAATGGGCTGACCTGCTCAGTTTCGAAAGTACAGAGGAGGCAATTGAGCGCCGTTACCAGCTGTTAGCATCCCGCGACAATAAAACGGACCTGGATTTAAAAGAGATGGATTTGCTTATTGCTCACGCCACAAAGCTGCGCGCCCAGAGCAATAAGCATAAAGAAAAGCTGGCCTCCAGCCAGGGGGAACGGCAGGCAGCTGCACGAGGGGATAGCGAGGATGAACCGCGCGGCAAACGCAAGTACAAGAAAAACGATATTTCGTCTCTGACCCAGGAAGATTTTGACACCTGGGCGGACGAACATCTTTTTGAATATCAGAAACACCTGCGCCGCAACATTGGCCAGCTGGTCAGGAACATCCTGAAAAGTCGCCAGATCGGTGCAACCTGGTACTTTGCGTTTGAGGCGTTCGAAAACGCGGTAATGACGGGCGATCCGCAAATCTTCCTGTCCGCGTCCAAAGCCCAGGCGGAAGTGTTCCGGTCTTACATCGTCAACATTGCCGAACAGTATTTCGGTATCACGTTGACCGGGAACCCGATCCGCTTAAGCAACGGCGCCGAACTGCGTTTTCTGTCGACCAACAAAAACACCGCCCAGTCATACAGTGGCCATCTTTACTGTGATGAATATTTTTGGGTGCCCAACTTCGCAAAACTTAATGAAGTGGCCAGTGCGATGGCCACACATGACAAATGGCGCACCACCTACTTTTCCACGCCATCGGCCAAAACACACCAGGCGTATCCGTTCTGGACGGGTGAAGAGTGGAAACAGGGCAGCAAGAAACGCGCGACCATCAAATTTCCGCTGTTCGATGAGATGCGGGACGGTGGCCGGCTCTGTCCGGATGGCCAGTGGCGCTATGTCATCACCATGGAAGATGCCATTGCGGGTGGCTTCAATCTGGCCAACATCGAGAAGCTGCGCAACCGTTACAACACCGCCACGTTCGACATGCTTTACATGTGCGTGTTCGTGGACAGCAAGGATTCTGTTTTCAGCTTTTCCGATCTGGAAGCGTGCGGCGTGGAGGTGGACACCTGGCAGGATCACGACCCGGACGCAAAACGGCCGTTTGGTGACAGGCCAGTCTGGGGCGGCTTTGACCCGGCACGCAGCGGCGATTTGTCGTGTTTCGTCATCGTCGCCCCGCCGATGTTTGCCGTGGAAAAATTCCGTGTGCTGAAGGTGATTTACTGGAAAGGAATGAACTTCCGCTACCAGGCAAAGCAGATCGAAAAGCTGTTTGACCAGTACAACTTCACGTATCTGGGCGTGGACGTGACCGGGATCGGCCAGGGGGTGTTTGACAACATCCAGCACTTTGCCATGAAGGTTGTTGTTCCGATTCGCTACGACATGAACACCAAAAACCAGCTGGTACTGAAGGCCGCGGACGTGGTGGAAAGCCAGCGTATCGAGTGGGACAAAAATCTGAAGGAAATCCCGGCCAGCTTTATGTCCGTGCGGCGTACCACCACGCAGAGCGGTAACGCCATGACCTTTGTCGCAGACCGCAGCCAGGACACTGGCCACGCAGAGGCATTCTGGGCAATTACCCACGCCCTGCATAACGAACCACTTAACTATGAGAACAAACCAAAATCCCGCTGGGGTGTAAGGAAACAGGCAGCATGAGCAAAAAGAAACGTTTTGTGAAGCGTGAACAGCGCGGCGAAAAGTCCAAAAAAATGAGCATTATCAGCTTTGGCAAACCAGAACCGGTACTGACTACCGGAACCGATTACCGGGATATCTGGTATGACAACGCCGCCGATCACTACACCCAACCGATTGACCGTCTGGCGCTGGCGCAGCTAATCAACCTGAACGGCCAGCACGGAGGGATTATCCACGCCCGTAAAAACATGGTTACAGCAGATTATCAGGGCGGCGGCCTGACGTTCGACGAGCTGGAGGCCGCTGTTTTTGATTATCTGACCTTTGGTGATATTGCTGTGGCCAAAATCCGTAATGGCTGGGGAGACGTGATCGGGCTTCAGCCGTTGCCGGGGCTTTACCTCCGCCGACGAAAGGAGAAAGAAAATGCGGAGACTGTGCCAGGGGATTACGTGGTTTTACAGGAAGGCGAGCCGCTGGCGTTCCCGCCTGAAGATATCATTTTCATCAAGATGTACGATCCGCAGCAGCACATTTATGGTCTGCCGGATTACATCGGCGGCGTTCACTCTGCCCTGCTGAACAGTGAGGCGGTTATTTTCCGCCGTCGCTACTACCACAACGGCGCCCACACGGGCGGCATTCTGTATACCCGTGACCCCAGCATGACGGACGAAATGGAGGAGGAAATTGAACAGCAACTGCGGGACAGCAAGGGGATCGGCAACTTCTCCACCATCCTGGTGAATATCCCAGGCGGCGACGGTGACGCGATCAAGTTTATTGAGATGGGGGACATTTCGGCCAAAGATGAATTTGCGAGTGTTAAGAACATAAGCGCCCAGGACATTCTGAACGCGCATCGCTTCCCGGCCGGGCTTGCGGGTATCGTTCCGCAGAATACTGCCGGACTGGGCGACCCGGAAAAGGTTGAACGCACCTACAAAAAGAATGAAGTGCTGCCCATTCAGCGCCGCCTTGCGATGGCCATCAACAGCGATCCGGAGATTCCGCACCACCTGCATTTGAATTTTGCTGAAGAAACAACGGTGAAGGGTGCAGCATGATGCAAAAAAGGCTAAAATCCAGGCATTATTTGACAGCCGGAGAATGGAATATGAGAGTCCTGAAGATTGAATGCCCGGAATGCGGCTCTAAGGCTGTAATTCGCAAGACTAACCGGAAACATCGCGAGATTGCGGATATTTACTGCGCTTGTGCTGATGTGGAGTGTGGGCACACTTTTGTTATGAATTTGACGTTTTCCCACACCCTCAGCCCCAGCGCAAAAACGGGTGATTCCTTGGTGCAAACATTGCTCAAAAATCTCTCACCCGACCAGAAGCAAATGGCTCTGGATTTATTGAAGGCTGCGCCCGCGGCCTAAAATGCCCCCGCTCTGGGGGTTTTTTATTTCCCCCCTGACTACGTTCCGCATCTCTTCAGCAATTTCACCGATCCAAGTTAAGGCAATAGTCTTTTCCTTCGCGCTTATCTCACTTACATGGGCAATTTTTGCCAGTAATTCGATGCGCTCCAGCTTTGCTGATGCCTCTAAGATATCCATGCAGCCCTCCCACAAAACAAAACACTGTATAACCATACAGTATACCCAAACGCACAATATGTGAAATGATAATTAGCGTAAAACGCAATTTACACATTACTAATCACGCACTTACACACCACTACTGCCAGCCTGGCCATTGTTCATCTTCCGGATTGTTCCGCTTCTCCTGTAACCTCCCTTTCCTGTAAATCAGGGCAGATCGGCCAAATTTGAGACCGCCCCCCCGCTTCAGAATGTCGATTTCTTCATCCGTTCCGGCAAACCCTCGCTGGTTCAGTTCCAGTTTTAACCGTCTCCGGGTTCCCCCCTCCGTACAGTTATTGACAGAACTCCAAGGGGCGGCGCTGCCGCCAGAAAAACCCGCCTCCGCTGGCGCTTCGGCCAACTTCGCAAGCTTCTGCCACTTAACCAGACGGGTGCAAACTTCGGAATCAGGGATCAAAGGCGAATAGATACCCTGCACACGCTGAACATCTTCTGCGTACTCATTACCCTGTTCAGTGATTTCATAGGCCAGACGCACAACCAGATCGCGACGTGCAACCAGTGCGCCACCCTGCAACTGTGTATAGGCCGCCCAGTCCCCGACATCAGCAGCCGCCAGCACCGCATCCATACGGCTGTCAGTCAGGCGCTGATCACCCAGGCGGCGCAGCTCACGCCATACAGTCACAGGCGCACCACCAATTTGCTGAAACTGGCGAATCCGCCAGCGGGATGCCCAGGCCGATACGGATTTGGCCATATCGCGCAGGTTTTCCCCGGTTTCTTCATCCTGCTCGCCATCGAGCGCAAAGCCGTCGATATTTTTTGAGATGTATTTAGCGATATAGCCTGTTGCCGACCCTTTAGCAGGATCGATAGGCTCAACGTGAAAACGCGCCTTAAGCGCGTTGGGTGTCTGTAGCTCTTCTGAATCGGCAATCCTGGCGTGATAGCAAAGAATTTCGCGCACCGCCTCAACGTCATGCGGTTGCATAAACAGCAGCATATGCCAGTGCGGTGTCCCGTCATGGTGCGGCTCGACCACGCGAAAACCAAAAACATGAATACCGGCGCGGGAGATCGCCGCGCGTGCTTTTGCCCAGACGTTGCATAAATAACGCTGCGTGTCCCGCGGGCTTAATCCGTTCCACTGAGACACAAAGCCGCCTTTGCTGTGTACCGCGTGATAACGTGAAGGCGCAGTGATTGTGTAAAACTCGCCAGCCAGCCCCTGTTCGTTGGCGATATCTTCAAACCCGCGCATGCGCACCATCAGTTCACAGCGACGAATGGCCGGGTTAGCAACGCTGCGGTGTACCATGCTGTCCAGCGCAATACGGTTGCCCTCTTCGTCCATCAGATCAAACTTTTTGAAGAACTCCAGATTTCGTTTCTTCTGGTCTATCCATTCGCCCAGGGTTTTACGTGATACGTAGGCGCTGGCAGATTTCTGCACCTGGCCAACGGCGATGGCCAGGTGCTCACGTTGAAGATCACGGGCACGCTTCAGACGCTGATACCACCATTCCGGTGCTATGAGACGCAAAATCCCGGACTCCGCCTTTCGGGTTTCCAGGTGGCCATCATTGGCTTCGTGCTCTGCCCAGTACGGCGGCTGATTGTTCAGCATGAGGGAAAGCGAACAGAGTTTGCGGTAAGCCTCCAGCGTGCGCTGGCGCATTTCCCTTTCGTCTTTGGGTTTACCCTTCAGCGTGTCGGTGAAGTCATAAAACATCTGAGCTATCCAGCCAGAGACCTGGCCAGACAGCTTTTTGAGATCGGTACGGTCAAGCGACGGCAAACGCTGCAATGATTTGCCAAAAGGGAGATCGAATACATCAGCGGCCAGCTGGTAACGCGCAGCCACTTTCCGCAGACGTGGCAATACATTCTCACCGATTGTTTTGCGCAGGAATGTATTGGCACGGCGGCGGCCGTCACGACCAGCAAACAGCTTTTCGTAACGGTTGCCAAAATACCCGGCTAGCCAGTCGGGTATCTCATGAAGGAACTGTGAGCGCCATTCGTAGTCCTGTGGGTTAACTGCCCACAAACGGCGCTCTGTGATTGTTGCATTCGCTGGCGTTCCTGGCGCAAAAGTATCACGCCGCCAGATATCGATGGCATGATGTTGACCAGCAAGAGACAGATCAGTCACGATTAACCCACTTCTTCCAGGCATTAATCATGTAAGCAGCGACACATACCGCGACCAGTACAGGCCAGACGAGGGAAGAGATAGCGACCAAAATAAGGTCTGCATCATCTGAAGTCTCCGCGTCCCGGCGCTCTTCCCAGGAAAAGAAGATGAAAGCCGCAAATACCGTCAGCGCATACAGCCCGGCCATGGGTTCAATCATCATTTCGCCACCACCCCAGCGCTGGAGGCTGTGGAAACTGGTGATTTCAGGATCAACTCTGCGGCAGATTTCTGGCTGGCAGCTGCGGCACCAACACTGCGGGGCGCTTTGACCTTCATCGCCTCAAACCCGGCGTAAAGGTAATACACCATTTCCAGATCGCTGTTTGAAGCAACAACACTCACGCCCTTTTCAGCAAGACGGCGCAGCTTTCTGGCCAGCCGCCCCTGATCAAGATGTGAAAAACCGCTTTCAGTGTATGAGGTGAAATTTCCTGATTCCGTCAGGTATGGCGGATCACAATAGACCACATCCCCGGCACGAACCAGCGCAAGCGTTTCGGAGTAATGCGCGGTGATGAATGTTGCACGCTTTGCCTTTTCAGCAAAAGCACGGACTTCTTTAAGCGGGAAATAATTTTTTTTGTACTTCCCGAACGGGACATTGAACTGGCCACGGCGATTGTATCGGCAAAGCCCATTAAAGCCGTGGCGGTTCAGATACATGAAACGGGCAGCGGCTTCAACACTTTCCGCCCCAAGCCCCTTTCCGGACAAATTGAACGCGTCCCGGACGGCATAGTAAAAAATAGCGCGGCTCTCCTGTTCACCCAACGCCCCGGCAGAAAACAGGGTTTCAAGCTCCACAAGAAACGCATCGGTATGGTAGGCCATCGCCTTATACAGATTGACTAAATCCGGGTTCAGGTCAGCGATCAGGTATTCGTCATAGTCCGTATTCATCATGACGGCGCAGGAACCCGCGAACGGTTCAACCAGGCGCTTACCTTCCGGCAAGTGGTCACGCAGCTGCGGCATGAGGCGGACTTTGCTGCCCACCCATTTAAGAGGCGTTTTTACTGCCATGCTGCACCGCCTTTACTGCAAATGGCCGCAGCTTCTTCACGGATCAGCTCTACGATTTCGGCAGCGCTTAAACCTTCGTTCGCGGCATACGCGGCCAGCTTATCCAGACGGGCAGAACACAGATCGGCGGAGGCCGCTTTACCTTCCTCAGTAGCTTTTGCCAGCATTGCCAGCAGGTCAGTACCGGATTGGCTGACGGGTAAAAACATGCGTGTTGTTTGCATTTTGGTTTCCTTTGGGCAAAAGAATCCCCGGCCACCGCAGGGATGGCCAAAAATTCAGGCAGTTAATTAGTGGAAAGAGACGGTAACGGGCGCGGCTGAGTAGCTCGGCGCGGGTATCTGGTGAAGCTCGTAGGTATTGCGCCACCACTCCTGGATCAGCGCTTTGACTTCCCCAGCGCCCAATGACCCGGCGATGTAATACATGGAACGAATACTGGCCAGCGCTTCAACCTGCTGGTACTGGCTTTCCGCCTCACGATAGACGCAGCACCAGTACGCAACATTTACAGCCAACCAGTGGCGTTTGTTTGTCATGTGCTCGGTGTCGTTAAAGAAAAACGGATGTAAGGCCACACGGCCATTTTTAACGGTGCTTTTCTCAAGAAAGAGAATGGCGTAATTGTGTGGAACACCCCACGCAGCCAGCTCCTGTCCCAGTTCTTTGGCGTTTACAGAGATAATGGACATTAATGATTCTCCTGCTGTTGCATCTTATGAACGATATGAGGCGCGATAATCATCTGCACGCCATTTCTGCTGTGGATCGGATGTGCCTTTTTCACCTGGCGGTTAGCGCTGCGCTTTGAAAAATCGCTGTCGCTCAGACTCCCGAACCCTTCAAACGTCAGACGCGCCCTGGATATGCCCTGGCGCAGCTGAATCATTGCCCGGTAGTCCAGGCGTTCGAATAACTCTGACCAGTAGCATTTGCTCAGATGGGCTTTGAAAACGTCCATTCCGGAAGCTACTGCGGCCGCATGTAAAACAACCCCGCGCCATTCTGGTGTTAATTTGTCCCACCATTCGGCGGCTTCGCTTTTCTCACTCCAGTATTTACGGCGGATATTCCCAAGCCACTTCAGGCCAATTTCCTGCTGCTTTTCGCTAATTGCCATAACGCCCCCTAATAATCCCGAACAAACGAAACCACCATGGACGACGAGACGAGCGGGCATTAAATTTGTACTGGTGGCCAGGGTTCCAGCGCTGGCCATTTGGCAGTTCAAGCCAACCATTTGATCCGCTGGCCAGTTGCATGGCCGGAGATTCTTTTTTCAGATAGGTGACGAAAGCTTTCATGGTTAACCCTCACATCATGCTGCTGGCGCTGTTAGTCACAATATCGACGGCAGCAGCAAGAACCGGCGCAGACTGGAGGCGGCTTTCAACGGTGTAAGCCAGAACGGAAAGGGAACGGATGGCATCACGGGCACGATCAAGAATTTGTGTGCGGCGTGCAGCTGTCATGTGCTCAGTTGAAACGGCTTCCCCAGCGATCGCACCCACGTTTGCAGTGGCGCTTAATGCGCAAAACTGCATGTTCGCTTCAGTGGCGTTATTGACCGGAACGGACGGGAGGCAGTTAATCTGCCCCAGCATCCCATCCAGTAAACGCGCATCTTCGGTGTAATCGGTAATAGCAAGCAGCTCGTCACAGGTCAGGCGATGCGGTTGAATCGGGTTCAACTTATTGCGCAGGATCTGAGGACGCATACCAACGGCAGCGGCGACATCTTCCAGATTGTGCGACAGCGCAAACGCTCGGCAAGCTGCATCAAAGTGAGCATGTTTAGAAGTCTGATAATCAAACATTGTTAGCTCCTCCCTAATCCGTACGATGAATTACGCGTTAAGCGAAACATCACATTCGCTTAACGCCATCACGGTTAAGGCGGCCATGTTCACTTCAACCAGCCCTTTTTTCTGTGCTCCTTTAGGCTTGATAGGAAGTTTTCCGTATGAAATCAGGTTTTCAGCTGTACTTCTGGACATGCCAGTACGACGGCAATACTCATCCAGAGGGATGTATGGATCTGGGATCACGATTGTAATGTTGGGACGCATAATGCAAACTCCTAAGGTTGTGGATACGCCAATATCCACCGTTATTAGTCAATATCTAAACACAGGAGCAAGGTTAATTAGATAATATCTACATGTCAATACCATGTAGATTATATCTACACACCCTTTATTTATGGCGAGATTTAGACTAGACCCAGAATCGGATAGCGCCCCAGTACTTGATCGGGTGCTTGAGGCTTACGGCTTCACGCAAAAACTACAGCTTGCCGAGCATCTTGGAATTGCTTCCAGTTCAATGTCTGCGCGTTATAAACGCGGTGGGCTTCCTGCTGACATAATGCTCAAATGCATGGCTGAAACAGGCGTAACACTTGAATGGCTGGCAACAGGTCAAGGTAGAAAATTTGAGGATGAAGAAGTGGATATCCTCAAAATACCACGGCGTAAAATCGTTGACGGCCTGATGTATGACGCAGGGATGTACATGCTAGATAAAGTCTCTTTTTTACCCGGTGTCCCTTTACCTACCTTTCCCGTATGTGTGGTGGAAGGTAATAATCAGTTCATCGTTGATACCTCATTCACTGAAGTTTATGACGATCAGTGGCTTGTAGAGATTGAAGGGAAAGTGAGTATCCGCACCCTTACGCGTATTCCGATTAAGAAAGTTAGAGTTAGCGGAGTTGGTATGGCTTTTGATTGTGCTCTCGACGACATAACCGTGATTGGGCGCGTTGTTCTGACGATTCAGTGATATGACCGTAAGAAAACTAAGTAATGGCCAATGGGTTGCTGACTTCTATCCCGTCAACCGTAGCGATGGCAAACAAGGGAAGAGAGTTCGCAGAAAGTTCGCGACGAAAGGCGAGGCGTTAGCATTCGAAAACTACACCCTTCAAAAAGTTGAGGACACACCCTGGCTTGGACAAGGAAAAGATAAACGCCGCCTTTCAGATCTAATACACCTCTGGTTCGAGCGTCACGGGATAACCCTGCGCGATGGTGAAAAGCGTAAAAGCGCCATGCTATGGGCTGACGAGTGCATGGGTTCTCCAATGGCTACTGAGTTCACCGCGCAGTTGTTCACCGCTTATAGATCTAAAAGGTTGGATGGCCATTTTGCACGGACAAACCGCGTCTCTCAGGTTTCGCCGCGAACCATGAACCTGGAGCACGCTTATTTCCTCGCTGTATTTAATGAATTAAAACGACTTGGGGAATGGGACGCACCAAACCCTTTAGAGAATGTTCGTCAATTCAGAACCGAAGAAAGTGAGATGGCCTATCTTACTAAAGAGCAGATTGACAAGCTCTTAGAGGAAAGTCGCCATAGCTCAGCTAAAGATTTGGAGATGATTGTAAGAATTTGCCTGTCTACTGGCGCTCGCTGGGGAGAGGCTGAGAAGTTGAAGCGCAACCAAATCTCTGCTGGAAAGGTCACATTTATAAAAACCAAAGGTAAGCGCAACCGCACAATCCCATTAGACCCCGCCATCATAGCCGAGCTGTCAAAAAAGAATGGCGCGCTTTTTAGTCCATGTTATTACGCTTTTAGATCTGCTCTGGAACGAGCTGGGATAGACTTACCTGCTGGGCAGTTAACACACGTCTTGAGACATACATTTGCTTCTCATTTTATGATGAACGGTGGCAACATATTAGTCCTTCAAAAAATCCTCGGACACACCGATATCAAAATGACAATGCGTTACGCTCATTTCGCGCCAAACCACTTAGAAGAAGCATTGAGATTAAATCCTTTAAATAATATAAACAGAAGAGAAATCCAATGA